GCTACAGAGTTTAAAGACAGAATTGACACAGTAGTAACACGTGTAAACAATGCTGACCCTAATGTTAAGGCTACTCTGAAGAGTTTCTATAACATTCAAGATACAGATTTAGTTGGTTACTTCCTTAACCCTAAAGAAAATTTACCTAAGTTACAGGAAAAGGTTTTATCTGCTGAGATTGGTTCTGAAGCAATTAAGCAGAACTTACTTACAGATGTATCTAGTGCTACTGCCCTTGCTCAGTTGGGTATTACTAAGGCTCAAGCCCGTGAAGGTTATCAGGGTATTGCCAATGTATTACCAACTACTACAAAACTTGGCCAGATTTATGGCGAAGAAGGAATCAACTACACACAGAAAACAGCAGAGGAAGAAGTCTTTGGACAACTTGAATCTGCGAAGCGTAAGCGATTGAAACTAGCCGAAAAAGAAGTAGGCACATTTAGTGGCGCAGCAGGCTTAGCCCGCGGCGCACTAAGTAGCAATAAATCCAGCACATTCTAAATTCCCTAGACGGACCAACCAGCCCCGTCAGGTGTAAGAGTCTGGTAGCAGAAGCCAACCAAGTATCCCCTTATCTGGTTGTGGTCTGCGATAACTACTAATGAAGGGTGATGTTGCATGAGCAACGAACAATACTGGGAAGACGACAATCTAGAGAACGAGTTAAACCGTTCTAACTCAAATGAGGATGCGGGTATCGCTAACCTACGCAAAGCCAAGAGAGCAGATGAGAAGCGTATCAAGGAACTCGAAGAACAACTAGCGAAGTTCTCTCGTGAATCCAATGAGCGCACTGTCCGAGAAATCCTAGAATCAAAGGGAGTAAACACAAAGGCTGCCCGTCTTGTCCTTAAGGACTTAGACACTATCAATGAAGACGCAGTATCTAACTGGCTCATTGAGAATGGTGACTTAATTGGGTATACGCCTGGTGAGCAGAAGGTTGATACAGAAAACTTACGTGCTTTACAGCAACAGGATTCTGCTACTCAATCGGCTGATACTCCCGCCTATTCTGAAGACCTAGAGCGAGCAATTGCTAACGCAGGTTCTGAAGAAGAGATTATGGCAATTATCAAATCACTCGCTTAATTCGTAAGCGACTAAACCAGAAAGGTAGGACATAGCCAAATGGCAGATGTCTTTACAACTACATCCTCTGGGTTAGGAAGCAACCTTGTAACATTAGCCTACGATAAACTTATCGAGACTAATCTTCGCGTCCTTCCAAAGTTCCGTGAAATTGCGGACAAGAAGGTGGGTTCACTAACTCATAACGGTTCTTCAATCCGTTTCCAATTCAACACAGATATCGCTGATACTACAGTGGCTGGTGCAACACTCTCAGAGACAGTTGACCCAGACTCAGTAGCACTACCAGCAACAACATACATTGATGTTGCACAACTAGAACTTGGTCGCTCAGTACTTCCAGTTAAGAAGATTAACTTGATGTCACTTGCAAACATTGACCCATGGGTTGCTAACGCAGTTGGCTTCAACATGACAAAGACACTTGACGCTGCAGTAGTTGCTAAGTTAGACGCAGGAACAAACATTGTGCGTGTATCTGGCGGAACAGGTGCAGTATCTAACGTTTATGAAGGCGTTGGAACAGTTGCTGCTAAGACAGCAATTCAGGCTGCAGACACAATTAAGTCTGCTGCTATCCGCACTGCAGTTACAAAGATGCGTTCTGCTGGAGTTCAGACAAAGGCTGCTGGAATGTTTGTTGCATACATTCACCCAGAAGTATCTAATGACCTACGCACAGAAACTGGTAACAACGTATGGCGTACACCACACGACTACCAGAATGCTGCACCACTATTTGGTGGAGAACTAGGTTCATGGGAAGGCGTTCGCTTTATTGAGACAGCAAACGCAACTAACTCACAGGCAGGTTCAGGCGCAGGCGGTTCTCAGACACGTGTGTACCACACATACGTAACAGGTGCACAGGCACTTGCTGAGGCAGTCTGGAAGGAACCAGGTATGGAAATTGGAGTGGTCCAGGACCGCTTCAACCGTTTCAACCCAGTCGGTTGGTACGGAGTTATCAACTGGGCGCTATATCGCACCCCAGCATTGGTACGTATCGAGTCAGCGGCATCAGGCCGTCCAAACGCATAACAATAGTTATACGGGTAGGCAGGGGCTTTGTCCCTGCCTATCAGTAAACCTATTGGAGGAATAATGGCTTACATATTTAGAACACCAACAATTCTAGAAGAGATGGATGGCGAATATCATCCACTGTTTTCTAGAATTAAGATTCAAAAAGGAATCACAGTTCTTAAGAATGGCTCTGTCTATACAGAGATACGTTATCCATCCTCTGAGGAATGGGTTGCAGCAGATATTGCCTACCTAGGTGGCATTGACTACGAGGTAAGTGCAGCAGAGAAGGCAGACCTAGAGGCTGCTGGTTACACAGTGGAGACGGTATGAGACACAGATTAGACCATCCAGAAGATGTGGAAGGTTGTTTTGGTTGCAAGGTATTAGGTTTGCAACTAAGTCCAGGAGATGCAACATCAAGTAAGTCTATGAGTAATAAAAAATGGGACGCAGAATTGAATGCCTATCGCTCTGCTAGAGACCAAGGTATTCAACCAGAAGGTACAAGCATGGCTGCTATACAGCGTGCTGTTAAAGCCTCTGAGGTAATGGGTAAAGCATATGATGCAAATACTATGACCAGTGCTAACTATATTAACAAACAATCTGCAACAACACTTAAGGAAGCAGGAGCAATCTAATGTCAGTAAAAGGCGAGAAGTACACATCTATGAAGGCTATGAAGAAGCATGAAAAGATGGAAAGTCCTAAACAGCGCATGATGGAGTACGGCCCAAAGAAGGCTGCAAAGAAGTCTGCTAAGAAGAAAATGGCTAAGAAGGCTATGCCAAAGGGTAAGGGATTGTTTGGAGCAAAGTACTAATGGCAGCAAAGAAACCAGCAGTAAAGAAGCCAGTAACACCACGCACACCATCAACTGGTGTTCGCAAGCCAATGGCATCATCTGCACCAACACGTAAGTCTGGTGTTGCTGTTGTTATGCCAAATGGCAGCACAGTTGGTATTAGAGATATTGGCAAAGTAAAGCCAACTCCTAAACCAAAGCCTATGCCTAGCCAGTCTCAGTGGAGCAGCAAAGAGTATGACGCAATTTTAAAGAAGGCTCAGAAGAATGCGAGAAAGAAGTAATGAAGAAGCATCCAGGATTCAAGGCTGTTCAAAAGAAGATTGCCTCACGACAGGGTGTATCTATGGAGAGTGCGGGAGCAATCCTTGCCAGTTCTGCACGCAAGGCCAGCAAGAAAGCAGTTGCTGCTAACCCACGCTTAAAGCGTGTAACAGGAGTTAAGAAGGGTAAGTAAGTGAGCAAAACCTCTAAGCACTACCTTAGCAACGGTAAAGAGTATAAAGGTCCTATTCATAAGATGAATGGACAGATACATACTGGCGCTACTCATACTGCATCAAGCAAGGTTCTTACACATACAAAACCTAAAGCAAAGAAAAAGTAAAGTAATGCCAATTAGAAAACCAGGCAGATGTTACTTATGTGGAAAAGCACATAATAAGTGTAAGTGTTAGAAAGGGTAAACAATGGCATACACTAAAGCAGGTTTACGTGAACGTTTAAAGAATCAGATTATGGCTGGTTCTAAGGGTGGTAATCCTGGTCAGTGGTCTGCCCGTAAGGCTCAGTTACTAGCACAGGCTTATAAGAAAGCAGGCGGTGGCTACTCAGGTAGCAAGACTGCCAAGCAGAAGTCACTGTCTAAATGGACTAAAGAAGAATGGGGTACTAAATCTGGCAAGCCTAGCACTCAAGGTGCTAAGGCTACTGGTGAAAGATACCTACCTAAGAAAGCCCGTGCAGCATTGAGTACTTCAGAGTATGCAAGAACCTCTGCTGCAAAGCGTGAAGGTATGCGCAAGGGACAGCAGTTTGTAAGACAACCTAAAACTATTGCAAAGAAGACGGCTAAGTATAGATAACTATGTGCAAACATATTTATCAAAATACTGGCCAAAAGTTTTGCCCAGATTGCAAACAGCCCACAAAAGAAGTGGACTGGAAGTATCAAAACAAATTACATAAAGACTGGATTGCTAGCGGTAAAGCAGTTCGACAAGGATGGAGCAGTATATGAAGAAGGATTCCAGATTAGTACGTGCTGGTGTATCTGGCTTTAACAAGCCTAAGCGTACACCTAACCATCCCAAGAAGTCACATGTAGTTGTGGCTAAAGAGGGAACGCAAGTTAAGACTATTCGTTTTGGTCAGCAGGGTGTATCTGGTTCTCCAAAGAAGGCTGGTGAGTCTGCATCCTATGCAGCACGGCGCAAGTCTTTCAAAGCACGACATGCTAAGAATATTGCCAAAGGCAAAATGAGCGCAGCCTACTGGGCAGATAAGGTGAAGTGGTAATGGGTATTCTACTTAATGATTTAGCAGATGAGGTTTTGATTAACCTTGCTGGTTATACAATCCAACAGGACAAGGCTACACACCTAACAACTCCTATCTCTACAACTACATCTAGCATTGCATCACCTACAATCTTTAACGTAGCAGATGCTCAACGCCTTGGCTCTGGTATTGTCGAGATTGATGATGAACTACTATGGGTAGATACAGTAGACCGCATTTCTAACAGCGCAACAGTATCTCCGTATGGCCGTGGCTTTATGGGTTCTACCGCTGCAACCCACGCTGCTGGAGCAAAGGTAACTATCTCTCCAACATTTCCTAAGCACGTTGTTAAGCGTGCCATTCAGGACACCATCCGTGCTATGGGTTCTGCCATCTTTGCAGTCAAGCAAACAAGTTTTACATTTAGCAGCACAATTGTAAATACATACGAATTAGATAATAAGAATATTCAGAACATCCTGACTATGCACTGGCAGGACATTGGTTCCAGTGGAGAGTGGATTCGAGTTAAGCGTTGGGACTTTGACGCTTTTCCAGATACTGCTACTTGGGGTAGCGGTGCTCAGACAGTAACCATTGGCGACAGAATTGCATCTGGTCGCAAGGTAAAGGTTGTTTATGCAACTGCACCTTCAACACTATCTACATCTTCTACAGATTCATTTAGCACACAGACTGGATTACCAGAGTCTTGCCGAGACATTGTAATCCTTGGTGCTTCATACCGTTTAGTTGCTTACTTAGACCCAGCCCGTACTGGTGCACAGTCACCACAGGCTGATGAGACAGATAACAAGCGTACCTTTGGCTCAGCAACTAATGCATACCGCCAACTCTTTGCTCTTTACAACCAACGTCTTTCAGAAGAAACAATGTCACAGCAACAGCAATATCCACCACGAGTTCACTTCAGCCGATAGGAAGATTGAATGACAACAAGAAAATACTCATCCCGTTCACAGCAAACTACCCTTACTGCTGGTATCAACTCAAGCATCACTTCGGCTACAGTCGTATCTGGTAGTGCGCTCCTTGGTGGTATCACAATTTCTGCTGGTGAAACATTCACAGTAGTTATTGACCCAGACACAGCGCTTGAAGAAATTGTAGACGTTACCGCCGTCAGTACTAACACGCTAACAATTGTTCGTGCTATTGACGGTTCAACAGGACAGTCTCACTCAGCAGGTGCTGTAGTTCGACACATGGCAATTGGTCGTGACTATCGTGAGGCTAATAGCCACATTGAGAATACAACCACTGCTCACGGGTTGACTATTGCTAACGTCCTTGAGACAACCGACACAAACATGATTACCACAGCAATGCTCCAGTCAAACGCTGTGACTACTACAAAGATTACAGATGCTAACGTTACAACTGCAAAAATTGCTGATAGTGCAATTACATCAGCCAAGATTGCTGATTTAACAATTGCTACAGGTGATATTGCAGACTCTGCTATCACAAGCGGTAAGATTGCAACTGGTGCCGTAGGTACAACCAAGATTGATGACCTATCAATTACAGAAGGTAAAATTGTATCTAGTGCAGTAACTACAGCCAAGATTGCAGACTCAGCAGTTACTAGCGCAAAAATAGCAGACGGAACAATTGTTGCTGGCGACATTGCAGATGGAGCCATTACATCAGCAAAAATTCTTGACGGTACTATTGCTACTGGAGACCTTGCTGATGGAGCAGTAACTTCGGCTAAAATTGCCGATGGCACTATCGTGGCTGGTGATTTAGCAGACGGAGCAGTTACATCTGCCAAGATTCTAGATGGCACAATTGTTAACGCAGATGTTAACTCATCTGCTCAGATTGCTTATAGTAAGTTGGCTCTTACTAACGGAATTGTTAATGCTGATATTAATGCTTCTGCTGCTATTGACTGGACAAAGATTGCTCCATCGTCAACAGTATCTGCAACTGAACTTGGATACCTAAATGGTGTTACATCTGCTATCCAGACTCAGATTAATTCTAAGTTAGCAACTAGCACAGCAGCAAGCACCTATGCTCCACTTGCTAGCCCAGCCTTAACTGGCACACCTACCGCCCCAACTGCAGCGGCTAACACCAATACGACTCAGGTAGCAACTACTGCTTATGTGCAGACAGAAATTAATGACTTGATTGCATCTGCGCCTGGTGCACTTGATACTCTGAATGAGTTAGCAGCAGCACTTGGTAATGATGCATCATTCTCGACTACTGTCACTAATAGCCTAGCAACTAAGTTGCCTTTGGCTGGTGGCACAATGTCAGGTGCTATTGCTATGGGCACTAACAAGATTACAGGTCTTGGTACCCCAAGTACATCTACCGATGCAGCAACAAAAGGCTATGTAGATACAGCAGTTATTGCACCATCTAACTTGACTGGTCCAATCACATCAACAGGCAATGCAACAGCAATTGCATCTCAGACTGGTACAGGAACTAAGTTTGTAGTTGACCAAAGCCCAACAATTGTTACACCAACACTGAGCGGTAATACAACTGCTGGAACAATCAACAATACAACTATTCCATCATCTAAGACTCTAGTTGCTACTGACTCAACAGCATATGTTGTACCAAGCCAGACTGGTAACTCAGGCAAGTTCTTAACGACAGATGGAACAACATCTTCTTGGGGGGCAGTGGATGCTCTACCTAGCCAGACAGGTAATGCAGGAAAATATTTAACTACTAACGGCTCAGCAGCAAGTTGGGCTACAATAACAACTGACCCAACACCAACCGCGTTTATGCTCGGTGGAATGTAACTAAGGAGAAATAATAATGCCAACAACATACAAGGTGCTAGGGCAGTCTAACCCGTCTGCTACCACGGCAACAACACTATACACAGTGCCATCTGCTACACAGGCGGTTGTATCTACAATCACCATTGCTAACCAGACATCAACAGCAGGTACCTACCGCGTAGCAGTACGTGTGGCTGGTGCAGCCTTGGCTGCAGCCCAGTACGTGGCCTATGACGTATCACTTCCTGGTAACGCTACAGACACCCTGACACTAGGTGTGACTCTGGGAGCAACAGATGTGATTACAGTCTATGCCTCAGCAGCAACATTCTCATTCAATGCTTTCGGAAGCGAGTTATCATAAATGACAGTTGGACGCATACCTTCGGTTGAAGGTGGTATTCAACCAACG